TATTGGGATACAATGATCGCTCTGAAAAAGTTGAATTCAGATGATATAGCAAGAGTTGTTAGAAAGATAACTTGGTCGTCAGGTACAACGTATGAGATGTATCGAGATGATTACTCTCGATCAAATCTATCACCACAAACTAGTTCAACTAATTTGTATGATACAAATTATTATGTAATGAACTCTAACTTCCGAGTTTATGTTTGCTTACAGAACGGAACCAATCCAGAAAACACATCTGGAAGACCATCTCTTGATGAACCTTTATTTACAGACTTAGAACCAAGATCTGCTGGTGCATCTGGAGACGGATATATTTGGAAATATCTTTTTACAATCGATCCAAATAGCATCATCAAATTTGATTCGACAAGTTTTATACCATTACCTCAAAATTGGTCTTCTAACAATGATGTTGCTGCGGTAAGAAATAACGCATCAACTAGTGGTCAATTGAAAATCGTAACCATCACAAATCGTGGTGTTGGTTATGGAACTGCTGCAACTTATAACAATGTTCCTATCAAAGGTGACGGAAGTGGTGGTAGATGTTCAGTAGTTGTGAATGCTGCTGGTAAAATCGATTCAGTTGAAATTACTAACGGTGGTTCTAATTATACTTTTGGTTCAGTTGGTTTGACTGATGTTGGTTTAACAAATCCATCAGGTTCAACAGATGCTGCATTTAACGTAATTATCCCACCTCAAGATGGACATGGTGCAGATGTTTATCGTGAGTTAGGTGCAAATCGTGTTTTAATATATTCTCGTTTAGAAAACGATACTTCTAATCCAGATTTTATCACAGGAAACCAGTTCTCTCGTGTTGGTCTTTGTCGTGATCCTCTTGCATTTGGATCTGAAAATAAACTTACACTTTCAAAAGCAAGTGCTGTATATGCATTAAAACTTATTGGTGCTGGATCAACAACGACAACATTTACAGCTGACTCTGAGGTAACTCAAGAAATTGGTATTGGATCGACAGCTGTTGGTCGGGTGATTAATTATGACGCAACTACAGGAGTTCTCAAGTATTGGCAAGATCGCAGACTTGCAATATCAACTGATGGAACTGCACCTACATATGGATTTGAATTATTCAGATTTAGTGCTGATCCAGCCACAGGTGCTGGAACAACTATATTTGGAGGAACAAGTAATCTAAATATAGATACTAATTTCGGAACCTCTGACGAGCCTGGCCTCTCTACCTCAATAAATAGTAGGACTTTCAATTTAGGAATGAGTTTTGTGAAGGGTGTTGCAAATCCCGAAGTTGAAAAATATAGTGGTGACATTATATACGTTGATAACAGAGCCGCTGTGACTCGTAGTTCTCAACAGAAAGAAGACATCAAGATCGTACTGGAATTTTAAAGAATCATGCCACAGGAAACCAATCTAAACGTATCGCCATATTTTGACGATTTTGATAAAGATAAAAACTTTTATAAAGTTCTCTTTAAGCCAGGATCTCCAGTTCAGGCACGAGAACTAACTACTTTACAATCGATTTTACAAAATCAAGTTGAACAATTTGGTACTCACTTTTTTAAAGAGGGTTCAAAGGTAATTCCTGGCAACCTTAGTTATGATCTGGGTTTTACATGTATTCAAGTTGAAGATACTTTTTTAGGTATTCCAGTATCGTTATATACAGATCAATTAGTTGGGTTAAGAATTACAGGTGCAAGATCAGGTGTTACTGCAACGATTAAAAAAATATTATCAAAGGTAGATTCTGACAGAGATAATTTAACTTTATACATTAAATATGAAAAATCTGGTGATGATTTTGCCACCGAAAAATTTAGTGATGGAGAGAGTTTATCGGCAAATCAAGATATAGTTTATGGCGCAAGTGTTATTGCAGCGAATGAACCTTTTGCAAATACCTTAGCATTTGGTGCAAATGCAACTGGATCTGCAATGTCAATTGGAGATGGTGTATATTTTATTCGTGGAACTTTTGCACAGATTCAAAGTGAAACTTTAATTCTAGATCAATACAGTAATGCACCATCATATCGTATTGGTTTTAATGTTCAAGAGAATTTTATTAGTGCTGATGAAGATCCATCATTAAATGATAATGCATCAGGATTTACAAACTTTGCGGCACCTGGCGCAGATCGACTTGAAATAAAAATCAGTTTATCAAAAAAAGCTCTTGATGATACGAATGATCAAAACTTTATTGAAATTGCTCGTGTTGAACAAGGTGAAATGCAAACCTTTGTTAAAGACACACAATATAATTTAATTCAAGATACTTTAGCTCAAAGAACTTTTGATGAATCTGGAGACTATTATGTTAAACCTTTTGAGGTATTTGTAAAGGAATCGTTAAATGATCAGATTGGAAATAAAGGAGTTTATACATCAGAACAAAAAACATCTCAAGGTAATACACCGTCAAATGATTTATTAGCACTTCAAATATCGCCAGGAACTGCGTATATTAAAGGGTACAAAATTGATAGAATTGCAACTTCTTTTATTGATGTTCCAAAACCATTAACCACAAACACAGTTGAACAAGAAGCAATAACATATCCAACAGGAAGCCCAATATTTGTAGATAATATTTTTGGATCTCCAAGTTTAGGAATTGGAACCACTGCAACTATATCATTAATCGATCAAAGAAGAGGTGGAAGTGGATCTGAAATTGGACTCGCCAGACTTTATGATTTTAAAGCACAATCTTCAAGTTTTGTAAATGCAACATCTGAATTTGAATTACGTTTATTTGATATTAAAACTTTTACAAATATTAAAGTTGGAACTGCAATTACTTCACTATCACAGTCAGATCATATTAAAGGTAAAAGAAGCGGTGCGACAGGATTTGTTAGATCTGCTGGTACAAATGTAACCGATATTAGTTTAATTGACGTAAATGGTGATTTTTTAAAAGATGAATCAATATTAATTAATGGTGTTCAAAATGGAAGAATCATTACTAAGGTAGATGATTTTAAATTTAGTGATGTCAAATCTTTAAAGAGTGCAGTTGGTGTCTCTACATTTGAAGCTGATCTTGCACTTGATTCTGCTGAAGCACTTAATAATTTAACAACTGGTAATTTTAGATTAAGTAATACATCTGGAAACGCTGGTATTATCACAGCAGCTGGACAAAATTTTGCTGGTATTATTACATCAAATAATATTGTAAGTTACACCGTTCCTGGCGAAACTGTTCCTCGTTATAACAGAATCACAGGAATTTCTACCGATGGTGATACGATTAATGTTGTTGGTGTTACATCAGTTGCTGGTATTTGTAATGGTGGAGTTTCAGATGGTTTAATTCCTGGCTCACTTGATGTAAGTGATCTTCTTCTTCTTTCTCCTGCGTTTCAAATTGGTGCTAATACTTTCCTCTCTGGATTGTCTCGTAACAATATTGAAAGTCTTGATGTTACAAACACTACAATCCAATTAAGAAAACAGTTTAGTGATATCACTGTTGCAAATGGTCAATTTACATCTCCTAATGCTGGCGCTAATTTATTCTTCCAACCATTTGATGAGGAAAGATATTTTATCTCTTATGATGATGGATCGATAGAACCTCTTACAGAAAGTCAAGTATTAATTTCTGAAGATAAAAAAACAGTTACATTTTTTGCATTAAGTAAGACATCAGGAAAAGCAAATTTATTTGCAACAGTTCTTAAATCAAAAGTTAAAACTAAACAGAAAAAATTAAATGAAGCAAATGTATTAGTTGTTAATCGTTCTGTTGAATCTGCATCTGGAATTGGAACAAATAGTCTAAATGATGGTTTGACTTCAAGTGATGTATTTGGAACAAGAGTTCAAGATAGAAGAATATCTTTAAACGTTCCTGATGCTTGTCAATTACTTGCGGTCATTGAGTCAAATGATGCTGGAGATCCCGACTTACCAACTTTAGCTTTAACTGCATATGATGGCCCCAGTGGTAATAATTCAGATTTAATTATTGGTGAAAAAATTACTGGATTAGCAAGTAATGCAGTGGGATTAGTTGTTGAAAAACCAAATGTAACCACATTAGGAATTGTTCTTTTAAATCAAAATGTTTTTGATGTTGGTGAAAAAGTTAAACTAGAAAAATCAGGAGTTACTGCTTCTGTAACGGCAACCACATCAGGTGATCGTAACGTTACAAATCATTTTGAGCTAGGTGTAAATATAAAACCATCGTATTATGATTTTTCATTCATCGAGAGAAAGAGATCATATGATCCTCCTACAAATAGATTAAAAATAATATTTAAAAATTTCTTTGTAACATCTGATGACGTTGGTGACTTTTTCACCGCATCAAGTTATCCAGAGGGATCTAGAAAATTAATTTCTTTTGATTCAATGCATTTGACTCAATTGAATAATTTAATTGATATTCGACCTAGAGTGGCTGGATATAATTTATCATCCACAATATCTCCGTTTGATTTTGCATCTAGAACATTTGCATCACAGGAAAATAATGTTCCAGATCCTTTTGTTCCAGATGAAAACTTAATTGTTAGTTATGATTATTTCCAAGGAAGAATAGATAAATTATTCATAACTAAAAATGGTGATCTTAATTACGTTCAAGGAGTCCCATCTGATGATCCAAAAGCACCTCCAGAAATAGCTGATGCAATTGAAGTTGCAAAAATTGCCTTACCGCCTGCAATACAAAACGCAACTAATGCTAAGGTTGTAAGAACAAAACATAAACGTTTTACAATGGCAGACATTGGAAGACTTGAGAAAAGAGTAGAACAAGTTGAATATTATACAGCTCTTTCACTTCTTGAACAAGATACTAAGACCATGCAAATTACTGATGCAAATGGTTTTAATCGATTTAAATCAGGATTTTTTGTAGATAACTTCAAAAAACATGAGTCTCATCAAATAGCTCATCCAGATTTTTCTGCAAGTATTGATGCTGAAAATGGGTATCTCAGACCAGGCCATTACACAACTTGTTTGGACTTAATTGTTGGTTCTAAATCATTCATTGGAATTGGAACAACAGCAAATCCAACTTTAGATATTAATTTCTTAACTGATATTGATGGTGAAAATATTAGAAAAACAAGTAGTCTTTTAACATTAGATTACACAGAAACAGAATTTGTAAAACAAATTTACGCATCAAGAGTTGAAAATCTCAATCCATATTTAATAGTTTATTACGCTGGAGAGATGAAAATAAATCCAGATTCTGATACTTGGGTTGATACGAAAAAACTTGATGCAAATATTATTGAAAAAAATGAAGAATATGATAAAGCCATTGCTAAGTATGGAATTAATGTTCAAACTGGATTTAGTGAAGTTGATTGGGGATCATGGCAAACAGATCACGTTGGTAGAACAGTTCATGAATCAAGAACAGAGGTAACAAGAAAAACAACTGATAATCATCCAATTAATTTTAGTATGGCTAGATTTTGGAATTATCAAAGATTTCTTCAAAGAACGCAAGGTAGAGCACGCAACAGAGAATTAATTCGTAGAGGAGTTAGAACAGTCCCAATATTTGATAGAGTTTATCGTACTGGTCATGGTGGTGATATAGATAAACTTACTGAAGTAAGAACAACCACATACACTGATATCACAACATCAACTCAACAATCAAGAGAGGGTATTCAATATAAAGTTACTCCAAAAGTAACAAATGAAGTCATAGGAAGTAAAACTTTAAGTCGTGACATTATTCCCTTTATGAGAAGGAGAAATATTGAAATTATTACTCATCGCATGAAACCTAAAACACGTTTCTATGTTTATTTTGATGATATCGATATGACTAACTTTACATCACCAAAATTATTAGAAGTTAGTATGACAAGTGGTGTATTCCAAACAGGTGAAACTGTAAGGTCAAGTGATAATAAGTTTGTATTTCGACTTGCTGCACCAAATCATAAGGAAGGGCCATATAATGCACCAACAAAAGTTATAACAGCAAATCCATATCAAGCAGCTGCTGGTATATCAACAGTGTATTCTACATCATCATCAATCTTAAATATTGATACATTTAGTCTTCAAGCTCAGGTTCAAGGAACATTCTTTGGTCACGCTAAAAAGAATTTAAAATTAGTTGGACAAACAAGTGGTGCTGAAGCGACAATATCTGATGTTAGATTAATTAGTGATTCAATTGGTCAATTAACTGCATGTTATGAAATACCAAATCCAAATATTGATGCGAATCCAAGATTTGAAACTGGTACGAAAACACTTCGTTTAACAACAAGTCCTACAAACTCAAGACTTTCTGGCACAGTTACAGGATCTGCTGAAGCAAACTTCCAAGCTTCTGGTGTATTAGACACAGTTCAAGAGACTGTTTTGAGTACTAAAGTTCCAATAATTTCTAGATTAACTGCTAAAGATCAAAGAGTTATTAATAATAGAATTACTCAAAAAACTGAAAGATTAGATCTCAATATAGAGATGTTTCAAGTGGATGATGATCCATTAGCACAAACATTTACTGTTAATGATACAAGTGGCATTTTTGCTACATCAGTGGATGTTTTCTTCCAAACAAAAGATGAAGAGCTTCCTATGACTGTTCAAATTAGAACAGTTGAGACTGGATTACCTACAAGTATAAAATTACCTTTTAGTATTCAAACAATAGATCCAGATCAAGTTAATGTTTCACAAGATGCGTCTGTTCCAACTCGAATTACATTTGATGCACCAGTTTATCTGCAAGGTGAAACACGTTACGCACTTGTTTTACTATCTGCTTCAGAAAATTATAATGTTTGGATATCAAGAATGGGAGAGACAGATATATCCACAGTTGGATTACCTGATGAACAACAAGTGATCATCAGTCAGCAACCACATTTAGGATCTCTATTTAAATCTCAAAATGGTGTGACATGGGATCCAAGTCAGTTTGAAGATTTGAAATTTACAATTAATAAAGCTGTATTTAATACATCTCCAGGCGTGGGCAGATTCTTTAATCCAGAGTTGCAAGTAGGTAATGATCAGATTATTACATTACCAGAAAATCCAATTGAAACATTTTCTAGAAAAGCAATTATTGGACTATCAACTGCACTATCGACAACTCCCACAGCTGGATTAATCCCTGGCGTTACAATCAGTCAGTTTGATAATTTGAATGCATCTGCGACTCTTATTAACGTTGCTGGTATTGCAACAATTAATGGATCAAACGATGTGACCATCATTAATCCTGGCGTTGGTTATACACCTTCTAATGCAGTTCTTACATATTCAGATGTTCCAATGGTAACTGAAACTGGAGAGGGAACTGGAATCATCGGTGATGTAACTGTAAATAATGGAGTGATTGGTGTTGTTACATTCACAAATGGTGGTAAAAACTTTGCAGTTGGTGACACTTTAGGAATTGGAACACTCGGTCTTGGAAATGGAAGTGGTGCTGTTCTCTCTGTTGGATTAATCACTGCAACTAATAGTTTAGTTGTTGATAATATTCAAGGTGCATTTGTTACAGGAATCGGAACACTAGGATTTAATAATGGATCAACTGTTCTTGGAATTGACGGAAAGACAGTTGGAAGTGGATCTACGATTGCATCGATTGACATTGATCAAAATAGTGACGGATTGCATTTCAGAGTAGATCACAGAGCTCATGGATTACATGCATTTAATAACTTAGTTAAAATTAATGGTGTTGAATCTGATATTCCATCAACAAAACTTACAGCTGATTATGACACAACTGCTTTGACAGATATATCTGTGCTAGCATCAGATAATTTTGCAACTTTTGAGGGTGTTGGAGTTGGAACCACAAACTTTGGATATGCGATTCTTGGAAATGAGATCATATCTTACACAGGGGTTGCAAATGGATCAATCACTGGTATTACAACCAGAGGTATTGATGATACCGTTAAATCAAGTCACTCATCTGGTGAAGAAATTAAGAAGTATGAGTTCTCTGGAGTTTCTCTCCGAAGAATTAATAAGACTCATGATATGAATAGTCCAGCAGCAACCGTTGTAGATCCAAAAGATCTAGACTTCTATCATATCAAAATAGATATGAATAGTGATGGTGAAGATAGAGAAAGTGGAACTTTACCAAATCGTTTCTTCTCAAAAAGAAAAATTGATGGTGGATCAAATGTAACCGCAACACAAAATGTTCAGTTTGAAACACTTACACCAAATATCACAAGTATTACACCAAATGAAACATCTATCGGTGCAAGAGTTAGAACTATATCAGCGACCAGTATTGACGGTGAGGAACAATCATTTGTTGATCAAGGTTTTGTACCAGTTATTATTGATGATCAAAATCATTTTGAAACGCCAAGAATGATCGCATCTAAGATTAATGAAGATAGACAGTTATCAGATTTGCCTGGCAATAAATCAATGACTTTTGAACTTTTACTAAACAGTAATAATCCAAATGTTTCTCCAGTAATTGATTTAGATCGAGTTAGCACTGTTCTAACAACAAATAGAATTAATAGTCCAGTTTCTAACTTTGCAACTGATAGTCGTGTTAATGAAACAGGTTTAGATCCATGTGGTTCTACATATGTTTCCAATTTGATTGCTCTTGAAAATCCAGCAACATTTCTTACTGTTCAATTTGCTGGATATCGAAGAGAAAGTGCTGATATCCGAGTTTTATATAAGATAGTTGCTGAAGGATCAACTGAAGATAGTATGGAAAGAGACTTTGAGTTATTCCCTGGCTTTACAACCATTACTAAGTCAGGTCGTGATGGAAAACCTGATGTGTTTGTTCCAGCCTCAGTTGTAGATGAAGAATTTAAAGATTATCGTTTTACAGTGGGTGGATTACCTCCATTTACTAAGTTCCAAATTAAAATTGATATGGTTGGAACTAATCAGGCACAACCACCATATATTAAAGATCTTAGAGCAATCGCAACAGCATAATGACAGATTATATTCCAGTTGAGGGAAGTTCTGGACTCTACCGAGATGCAGAATCATTAGCAATTGTTAATCGAGATAAAAAAGCATATCTTGAATACATGGAACGTAAAAAAATTGCGGAAAATAAAAATAAAGAGTTAGATCAAATGAAAGAAGATCTTGATAATGTAAAGGGTGAGTTAGGAGATATCAAAGATCTTCTATCTACTCTTGTTCAGAAACTAAATAATTAAAAAGATGGCACAACAGGTAATCACATTTGATCCAGATGTTGCCGTTCCGATGGGCGTAAATCTAACCATATTTTCTGGTGCTGATTTTAATACAACCTTTACAGTCAAAACTTCTGCTGGTTCAAGTATTAATTTTACTAATCATACTGGTAGAAGTAATATGAAAAAGTCTGTGATTGGAACTGCAAATACTTTTGGTGTAACTCTTGGAACCACAGATGGTAAGGTTACTTTATCGATGGGTTCAACAGTCACCAGAAGTTTAGCTGAAGGTAGATATCTATATGATGTAAATGTGAGTTCTGGTTCTACTTTCTTTAAAATAATAGAAGGTAACGTGCTTGTTAGATCAGGTATTTCAACATAGGGGTGAATAATGGCTCAACCAAGTTCAAGACAAGGTTTAATAGATTACGCAAAGAGACAGCTTGGATTTCCTGTCTTAGAAATTAACGTTGCAGATGAACAATTTTCTGATCTGTTAGATGATGCTGTTCAAGTGTATCAAGAAAGACACTATGATGGTATCACAAGAATGTATTTAAAATATAAGATTACTCAAGATGATATTGATCGAGGTCAAGCAAGAGGAGGAGATACAACATTAGGTATTACAACCACCACTGCAACATCAACAGTTGGTTTATCAACTACTTTTGATCTTGAAGAAAATTCAAATTACATACAGATGCCACCATCTGTAATCGGAGTGAATCAGATATTTAAAATTAGATCTGATACAGTTTATGATGGATTATTTAATATTCGATATCAGTTATTTTTAAATGATCTATACGCATTTGGATCAGTTGATCTTCTACAATATTCAATGGTTCAAACATACCTTGAAGATATTAGTTTCTTATTAAATCCAAACATGAGATATCGATTTAATATTCGACAAGATCGTTTATATATTGATACTGATTTTGATGTTTTAAATGTAAATGATTTTTTTGTAATTGATTGTTTCCGAATTTTAGATCCAGATGATTTCACCAGAGTCTATAATGATCCATTCTTGAAAAGATACTTCACTGCGTTATGTAAAAAGCAATGGGGTCAAAATTTGATTAAATTTCAAGGAGTTCAATTACCTGGCGGTATTCAATTGAATGGTCGTCAAATATATGATGATGGTGTTCGTGAGTTAGATGAAATCAGAGCTAAGATGGCAACTGATTACGAAATGCCTCCATTAGATATGATTGGATAATGTTAAATCCTTTTTTCCTACAGGGTTCTGAGTCAGAACAAGGTTTAGTACAAGACT